ATGGCATCTGGTATCAAGTCAACGCCAGTGGATGGGATATAGTTCCACCCGAACTGCGTGATAGGTACAAGCAGTATGTGATTGATGTTGATTGGAAAGTGGCCACTCGTAGAGCACATGACCAAATTTGGGCTTTTCATCAAGAGTTGACGCATCTTCAAATACCGCACTTGTTTTTTAACGGACACAGTACATTCAGTGAACTGCCAGCAGATCAGGATTGGGGAGTTTCATATATTCAACCCTATTCCATAGATCATTCCTATAGTGCTGTGTGTAGAAACAACGGTTTTGAATACGTAAATCCCAAAACATATCATTTTGGTGCTGATGCCCATTGCTTTTGGGCCAACTATGTGTTACAATACATCAACGATAACAACCTGATTGCACCCAATGAAATATCTGCTGATTGACACTGCCAACATGTTTTTCCGTGCCAGGCACAGTGCACATCGTGCCAGTGACACATGGACCAAATTGGGCTTTGCCCTGCATGTGACCATTATGGCCGCCAACAAAGTGGCTCGTAGATTCCAAGCAGATCATGTGATTTTTGCACTAGAAGGGCGTAGCTGGCGCAAGGACTTCTACGAACCCTACAAGAAAAACCGTGCTGTGGCACGTGGTGCAATGACGGAAACTGAAGCAGAAGAAGACAAGCTGTTTTGGGAAACCTATGATGAGCTGACTAAATACTTGTCTACTCGAACAAACTGTAGCGTCGTCCGCTGCGCCACCGCCGAAGCAGATGACGTCATTGCACGTTGGATTGCACTACACCCCCAAGATGAACACACAATTGTAAGCTCAGACACTGACTTTGTGCAGTTACTGGCTGCCAATGTACAACAATACAACGGTATCACGGACGAACTACTGACCCTGGAAGGTATATTTGATGCCAAAGGCAACCCTGTCGTTGATAAGAAAACTAAACAACCAAAAATCACTCCGGACCCCCAATGGCTACTATTTGAAAAGTGCATGCGTGGGGACACCTCCGACAATGTGTTTAGTGCATATCCGGGAGTACGTGAGAAGGGAACAAAGAATAAGGTTGGTCTCCGTGAAGCCTACGCGGATCGCGGTAATAAAGGCTACAACTGGAACAATCTGATGCTACAACGTTGGACTGACCACAATGGTGCAGAACACCGAGTCAAGGATGATTACGAACGCAATCGGACCTTGGTTGACCTTACTGCGCAACCCGATGATGTCAAGGCCGTGGTTGACCAATGCATTCGTGAGCAAGTCAGTCATCGCGACGTTGGACAAGTTGGAGTTCACTTCATGCGATTCTGTGGCCGGTATGAGTTGACCAAACTCAGTGAGAACGCCGAACAAGTCAGTCGATGGCTCAACGAAACATATAAAGGAGTACTAGATGATACTAGCCAAACCCATAGTAGAGAATCAGTATTGGATACTCAAGAAGGATAATCGCAAGATTGGCCAACTTGAAGTTGCTGACAACGGCAACTGCACAATAAAAATCCTAGACAGTGTAGCAAAATATCAAACCATTAAAATGGCTCGCGATGCCATAAACATCCAATTCGAGCCAGCTGAAACAGCAACGCCACAGCCGGCAAACATGGTGTATGGACACGAGGTCATGGGTGCGGTGTTCAATCCACTGTGGGATGTCAAACATAAATTACCGTTGTTTACCAAAGAAGAAAAATCTAAGTCCTGGTTCGCAGCAGGCTGGTACCGGGTCAAACAACATCGCAAGTGGCGAGTGGTGCAACACCCCAAACTTATTGCCTTGGAGCGTTATGCTTACCAAGGTCCTTTTCAAACTCAAGAGCAAGCCAATGACCAATCCGTTTCGTGATCAAGAAAAATTCATGAAGGCCTGTGATCAAACCACAGGCGAGTTCAATGAACAACAATACCAAATGTATTGTAACCTCATTAGAGAAGAATTTGATGAACTTGTGGCCAGTACCACAGCCAAAGACGACTTAGATGCCCTGATTGACATCTTGGTGGTCACAATTGGTGCTATTCACAGCCTGGGTGCCGACGGCGAAGGTGCATGGAAGGAAGTCATGCGCACAAACTTTGCCAAGATCGATCGAGACACCGGCAAGGTTCGAAAGCGTGAAGATGGCAAAGTACTCAAGCCACAGGGATGGATTCCACCTGAACTTGAGCAGTATCTCAGTAAAACACATTTCATGAAGAAATTTTCTTGAAATGAGTCTACATATCAATCGTTTTGTGGATACAATCAAGGCTGCAGAAAGTCGTGGCCAACGTGACCTCACAATGACCTTGCGTGATGCCAAAGACCTACACGGGGACATTACCAAACTGTTGTTGACCTTGGAAAGTATGCGCAATTCGGCCAGTCGCGAAGAAACTGTCACAGTGGAGATGAGTGGTGGTGGTTTTAAAAGCACGTAGTTTTTGAGATAAATAAACTACGGAGATAACGATGAGTAGACCCAAGCCAACGGTGCTGATCGAGCACACTGACAAAGCAACTTACAAGACCGAGCAAGTGTTGGCCTCCGAGGGAGTGTGGGCTGTGTTTTTTGATACCAAGCCCATTAACTTGAAAACATCAAACATGCTCACACAATACCCCGGACCCAAATACAAAAAAGTAAGTTTTTCCAATCCCGGGCATGCCAGAAACTTGGCCAAAAAACTCAACACACAATTCAAGACTGACAAGTTCACAGTGGTGCTGTTGACGCAGGGGGCGCAGGTATACCCCGATGCCCGATAAACAACAACTTACCCAACAACTGTTAAATCAACTGCCAGTAGATGATCGGCCTAGTTTTGAATGGGCGTTAAAGTCGTGGTGGCAAGATTTGCGAAATGATGGTGGATTGAGATTGAGTATATCTGGGTATGATACTTTTAAATTTTTGTCCATTGAACAATACCAGTTTGATTTTACAAAAATGTTGAGTCCCGGTTTGCTGATGACCTTGAATCGAAAACTGGATTGTCCCTACTATCTCAAAGTCGGTAAAACTCCCAAACTAATTATATTCGGCAGTCAACAAGCCATCATGTATGCCATGTATGGCGACTTGGAAAAGTTTTTACGCTATCTTGAGAGACTTTAACCCCATCTCTTTGTTTCTTCAATCGGTGGACCAGGCCTGCCTAATATATCACCTAGCAATTTATAATCATTAAACAATCTAAATCTGAAACCTCGAGAAATTTCTCTGAGCACACGTTGAGTCTTTGCATCATATCGGTTGATTTTTTCTACAAGATCTTCCATGAACACATTGCGATGCACTAGATCAAGATTATGTTGAAATCTAGCCCGATTATTTTGTATAAACTTTCGAGTGCGGTCAACGTCACGCAATAGATGTAGATTTTTTTCTACAGCATAGTAGGCGCGATCCCAAGGATCTACCATGCGTTCGTAACTATGATCTACTATATCATCAAACACATCAAACCCCAGGCGGCGCATACTTTCAGGTATGGCCCAACCGCCTACCCAAATCGGTATAGTTCCGCCATAGATAGCCATAATGGTCTTTTCTGTTTTGAGTGTTTCACGTTCATAGAAACTGGGTTCAGTGATTAGACTCACGCAACTGGGCTCAAACAGTGTATCTTTCAACAGCCCAGCATAGTTTTCCATATTCTTGATTTGTCCGTATTTAAGTCCTTGATCTAAAAAAACTTCGTGTCCAAACGCATAAGATTTTTCTGGAATGTCAACTTGGGTGTTGTTTATAATTTGTTTGTACCAATCTGAATTGGTATTGGCCAACATTTTGGCGCGATTGATATCGGTTTTTTTCCAGCACAACGAATAGGTGTAATTGTCTAGCCCAAAGTGTTTGATCAACACCAACAAGAACTCTCTGTTGGGCCTGGGTTTGTTGATCATGAAATTGAAAGCATAATGTTTGTTGTTCCAATTGGGTTGTATGTTTCTTGTTTCAAACTCTTTGGCTTCGGCAGTTAAAAATATAGGCATACACAAGATATTGTATTCAGCCAATTCGTCATCATGGTTGATATGATCAAATACCACCAAGTGTTTATGGGGGTCGCAAGTGCTGTTTTCCAACAAAGTTTTCACATGAAAACAATGATTTTCTTCATCATAGTGATGATCGTTAACATAAATTATTTCAGGTTCAGTTAAGATCTCGCCGTTGTAGCGATATGTTGGGCCAAAGATTTCTATCATATAAGTATGGTATGTATTGGAATAACCCCCTAGAACAAGTTCAGTATCCTGGTCCAAGCGATGTAATATTTAAGGCCGCACATGGTGGTCAGCATTGTTTATTCTGGAACCCACAATCCAGATTTGATCATATATCAACTGCCCAACGTCTAGCAGATCTGTGTGCTTGGGCCAATCATGGCCGACAAACACAAGGCACTCATGCATTTTTAACCAATCCTAAATGTTTTTATGACATTGCCAATTTGGTCAAACTCAACATGTGGATACACGATATACGCAGACAGGGCATAGTCAAGCCTTGGTTAATACAAGATCTAGGAGATGGTTCTTTTCAATCTGGCAATGGTGATTCAAGACTGCGTTGCCTTGAACGCATACCCGAAATACGCACAGTATCGGCGTTTATTTCAACTCATGCTTGCCGTGCGCACTTGTATAGTAATCTTGAACCAGTTGACACATTTGATCGATTTGCCGAATTGTGTGGCGCCGAATCTGGCCAAGAGTTCTTGTTTAGACTAACCGATGCTGATGCACCTTATGGCATAGACTGGTATGAGTATAACAGTTCACGCACACGATCAGTCACGCCCGGTGAAGATCAAGCAGTTGGTATGATGACCAAATATTTTGCCGTACATCCAGAAGTTAATTTTACCCCTGAATGGTTTGACCAAGTGATTGATTGGTCACAATATCAAGCGTGTTTGTAAAAAGTTTTTTGTGCTATTTGTTGCCAATCACGATGCCGATCACCGGTTGAGTCAATCTCTACCCCCAACCAAGGCAGCGAGTCATTGGCATGTCCGGCAAATCCCATCTTGGGCAATACCAAATCTTCAGGCCAACGCTCCAGGAATTTTTTTCTTATCAAGGGTTTACCAACATTGCTGACTTTGAACTCCCAGGGCAAGTTCAAAGCAAATGTCATGACACTTTTGAGTTGAAATGGGTTGCGTGTTTCTATGCCGTGTGCACCACCAATACGGTCACTACCCGGACCGTCCGACCCAACTATTTGACACCAGTAGTCGGCCAACAATGTGGCCTGTCGCGGATCGTTGTTGTAAACTGCTAGACATTTTTGCCAGGTGTCAGAATCAATGTGCAAACTGTAGGGACTGGTCGAGTGCTCGGTGGTATAGGAAATATTTCTGTACACATCATACCCGCCAAACAACTCATCGGCTGCTTGGCCCGAAAACAACACTCGTGCCTGGCAGGCCTGTGCCACTATCCATTTGCCCACGTAGCTCCAGCTTTGAACCGGCATGCGAGTACGATCAATCACAGCTAGATAATGTTGTGCATACTGTTCATAGTCTATGTGTACTTGGGTCAATCTCTGTTGTTGTTTGGGTGTTAGGAATTCTTTAACACGGTCGGCTATGGGATCTTTGCCAGTCATGTTGGTCACAATCAACTGTGATGGATTGAGATCTGGCAAAATAATACTGCTGTCCAATCCTCCTGAATAACTGAGAACAGTCGCACACTCAGGTTTGATGATGCGCATGGCTCTGGTCCATATGGAATCAAATTCCCGATAGGCGTCTTCAAAAGATAGATCTTGCCTTGGATTGATCCAAGACCAAATGTCATCTAGGCTTGTGTCGGCCTCATGATTGATGTATAGCCTACCAGGTTCAAGACGCTCAATGCCCTGCCAAGGTGTTTGTTGTTGCAAGGTCCATGACTTGTTGACATACAGCACAGGCACCTTGACTGTGTTGATATAACACAGTATGGGTGCAACCTCACTGCACACAATCACAATGTCATCGTCTTGATAACGATACAAATAATGCTCGCCTTGTGGATC